ATGCTCTTAGTGGTCGTGCATGGACAAGAGAAGCTGAGGACATGCTCGCAACTGATCCAATCGTCAGACGGTCTTGGTCTTTGGTTAAGCAAACTCTCTTGTCAGCCAAATGGGAATTTAAAGCAGGTATTGATGGAGATCAAACAAGTGAAGAGCTCGCAAGATTTGCAAACGAGGCCTTTGGCTTTGCTGGATATCCTGGCATGATGGACACATCTTTTGAGGATCAACTAAACTATTTACTTGAATTTATTCCACACGGTTGGAGATATGCAGAAGAAATTTACTGCATAGAAAAAGATAGTCTTGGTAAAGAGAAGGTCTTCTTAAAAAGATATGCAGATAGAGAGCCTTCATCTCATCAACAATGGCTTTCTATTGATGGTCAAAATCTTGACGGTGTTATTCAAATAATGGTCGGTGGTGTTGTGCCTGATCCCATTCCTGCATCAAAGCTTTTGCTTCTCACTCTCAATCGTACAGGCTCAAACTTTGAAGGTATTGGGCTTTTACGGCCTTGTTGGTGGTGGTGGAAAGAAAAGCAACGATCAGCGACACTCATGGCAATTGGCCTTGAAAAGTGGGCTGTGCCTACTCCTAAAGTTGTGGTTGATCGAGAGATTGCTGAACGGTTGGGCGTTTCAGATGGTGATATCTCAGCCATGATCTCAGAAGCAGAAGCACAAGCACAAGCTTATATCTCTCAAGAGCAATCCTACTTAGTTGAAAACACTGTTGTTAAATTTGATACATATGGCAAAGATAGTGGCTTCAATGCTCAAGGCGCTTTGCAGGTTATCCAAGAGTGCGATAATCAGATAAGCCAAGCTTTCATGGCTCAATTTATGAATTTGGGGATCAGCGATACAGGCTCAAGATCGGTCGGTGAGGTGCATCTATCAGTTTTCAGAAGAGCATGTATCAATTTTCTCGATCTTGTAGCTAGTGCAATCAGTGGACAAGATAGACGATGCGGCGGCACAATTGGGCGATTGATCTCTTGGAATTATGGCAACATTGAAGTTACAAAATATCCTAAACTCGTACATATGGGCTTAGATACAGATGCACTTGCAGATGCCTTGATCTCCTTGCCTTCTTTAGTACAGGCTCAACTGTTGACACCAGATGATGATCTTGAGCAGTCGATCAGACAAAAAATAGGCGCTGGCCAATTGCCAAGTGAAGCAAGCAGATCAGCAAAAGATCGAGCAATTTCTCAGAATCCAAATCTTGCGATGATGGAAAGATTGAGAGCATTGAAATGAATGAAAAACAAATCCAAATAGCAAAGCAAAGGCTGATGAATAGACGATTTCAAGCTTATGCTGATTTGCCTAAAAAATATGCTGGCATCTCTTTCACTCCTCCCCAAGGTGTGCGAGATAATGCAATTCGTGCCTTGAAAAAACGAGCAGAACAGCCACCTTCAAAAAGAGGTATGACTGCAGTAGGAATTGCAAGAGCAAGAGACCTTTCAAATGGTGTATCTGTTTCACCTGAAACTATCAAGAGAATGGTGGCTTATTTCACTAGACACGAGGTAGATAAGCAAGGCTCAACTTGGGAGGAATATGGCAAAGGTCGTCAAGCTTGGGATGGATGGGGCGGTGATGAGGGCTTTACCTGGTCGAAAAAGGTATTGGCTCAGATGGATAAGGCTGATGAAAAATCGAAGAGTCTTGCACTATCAGAGCGTCTTGATCTATTCAAAGGGCAAGATATTAAGATATTATCTTTAGGCAAGGTCAATTCAAGAGTTAGTGGATCGACTATCCAAGAGATAACACCTGAAATCTTATCTGAACTTGTGAGAGTTTTCTATGATCGCAAAGGTAAAGACCCTGTGATCATCGATTGGAATCATCAGTCATCTCCCTTTGTTAACAATGGACCTTCAACACCTGAGCAATCAATGGCATTCGGTGAGATCGCTGATATCTATCTCAAAGATGATGCACTCTTTGCCGTTCCATACTATACTCAAAAAGGTGTTGAGCTCGTTGAAAAATCCCAAGGTCTTCTATATCCATCCCCCGAATTTCAAGTAGGCGATTTATATAGTAGAGATGGAAACGGTGAGAAAATCGGAACTGCTCAACTTTTAGCAGTGACATTAACACCACGACCAGCACAAACAGAAAACAAAATATCCCGCGTTTTACTCATGGAGAACATAATGAATCCTGATGAACTCAAAGCAATGACACCTGAGCAATTGGTGGCTTTAGTGCTTGAAAAAGATCAACTCGTCAAGCAACTTGAAGCACAAATTGAAGGCCTCAAGTCTGAAAATGATAGCTTGGTAGCACCTGAAGATGAAGGCAAAGAGCTAGAGATTTCTCTTGAAGGTGAAGGCATGTACAAAGACAAAGAAGATAAAGCTATGGCAGAAAAAGACAAAGAAAAAATGATGTCTGAAAATACTGCTTTGTCTGAGCGTGCAGAAGCCAAACTCTTAAATGAAATGTCTGCTCAAATCACAACCTTATCTGAACAAGTTAAAAAGCTTGAACAAGAGAAGCATGTTGCCGAAAGAAAAAGCATTGTTGATGCTCTTTTAAACACAGGCAAGATTGCACCTTCTGAAATCAAAGCTGTTGAAGCAGCCTATGATCTCAAGGGAACTCATCCAGCTATTTGGCAGGCCTTCAGTGAAAGAAAAGCAAATCAAGCTGTTAACTTTTCTGAAAAGGGGCATGCTTCCACTGCTCAAGAGATCAGCTTTATCGATCAAGTGAATGAAATCAAAAAGACAAAAGGCATCACATTTTCAGAAGCTTTAAATGTGATGAGATCCGAACAACCTGATGCTTACATCAAACATTTCAAAGGATAATAATCATGAGCTTAAATAATCATGCTATCTATAAGACCTTTATCGCATCTGCATCTATCACCGCCTTGACCTTGGTCAAACAAGATAGTGATGCAAAAGTAACTCCATGCACCGCGTCAACTGATACACCTATTGGCGTTGCTCAAATTTCTGGTGCAAGTGGCGATGCTATCAATGTATGCGTCAGCGGCATTTCTCGTGTTGTTGCTGGTGGTACTATCACATCAGGCACTCACTTTTTTGTTATGCCTGGTCTTGCTGGCAAAGTGTATGCTTATGACGGCACAGGCGAAGGCGTTCAAAAAATTGCAGGTCAATATCTTCCAAATGTTGCAAATCCTGTAGCAAGCGCAAATGAAGAAATCGAAATCCTTGTTAAAGTATCCTTAGGAGTCTAATCAAATGGCAAATCCAAGTTATAGCAACATCCATCCAGTCAATGACATTCTCAGAAATCTTGCGATCGAAGCAATCCCAAGTGATGGACAACTGATCGCTGATCAAGTTATCGAAGCTGTTGATGTTAAGGCAATCGGTCCAACAGGCACTCTCTTGATCGAAGAAACTCGCAATTTCATGGGATCCCCCGATGTTGATGCACAAAGAGCACCAGGTGCAGACCGTCAACGCATCGGAAATTTTGATCGTTCAAGCACAACCTTCTCAGCTAAAATCTATTCTTTATCTGATGAAATTGCTCTTGAAGATATCAAGTATTCTCAATATCCAGGCAATGAAGAACAACGATCTTTCCGTAAAGTGCAAAGATCAATGCTCTTAAATCGTGAAGCTCGTTTAGCAAATCTTCTGTTTGGTGCTTCAAATTGGGGTAGCTATACATCAGCTCTTGCCTCTTTAGGTAGTGGCTCAAATGGTACTCAATGGAATCAAGCAGGTGCTGAGCCTTTAACCGATCTTCATGCTTTGCTCGATGTTATTCGTGCAAACAGCCATGGCATCAATCCCGACACTTTAGTTTTAGGTTATGGTGCTTTGCGTGCTTTAGCTAGAAATGCAGAAGTACGAGGCTTTTTCACTGCTGGTAGTACTCCATCAGGTACAGCATCAGGCAATCGCTTGATGAAAGATGACATGGTGATTTCTGTTCTCAAAGAAGTTTTAGGCATCCCAAATGTACATGTTGGTCAAGCTCGTAAAGAAACAGCAAATGCTGGCTTAACCTCTTCTGAAGCTCAAGTATGGACTGATGATAGCGTTTTCATGGGTATCATGAAGGGATCAGATGCAATTGCAAATAAGAACGGCGTCAAGGTTATGCCAGTAGCCGCTCTCAATTTTGTATATGAAGGTTATTCTTCAGGTGCTTATGATGATCTTGCTATGACAAAACGCACTGTTTGGATGGAACACACCCATCAGGATAAGATCATCGCTCAAAATTATGGTTTCCTCTTGACTGATTGTTTAGCTTAATGTTCGTATGCTTAATTGTCCTTATTGCCTTAATTCTCTCAATAATATGGTGCACCTAGCTGAAGCTAGTGATGCAGATCAACAGGCAATAGAGGATATCAGAAAACAATGGATTAATGAACGCAATCCACAATTAAAACTCTTGCTCAAAATGAGATTGGATGTCCTCGTCAAAGAGGTTAATTCAGCTAAAACATTTGAGGAAGAAAT